CTCTTGGCATTGTTTTTTCCTCCTTTGGATGCGTGTTCGCTCGGCAGCGGCTTGCTTCATTTCTGGTGTCCAACTTTCCCGCCGCGAGCGGTCTGCCCATGTGCGCTCAACTGTGCTACCGTCCTTGAATACAAAGCGCAGATGGTTATCTTTCGGCACTTCGATATGGTCAATCTTTGCATCGAATACTGTCGAATTGTAGGTTTCTATCCCAAGCACCTCGGCGCACATGGCTTGTAGCGTTGCTTCGGGTATTTTTTTGCCGTGGCAATACGATTTACCCTCGGTGAGAAATGTTGAGCAGTTCCAACCAACCGAGCCGTTACAGGTATTTCGCTTGTAATTTTTTCCGCAGAAGGGGCAGTAGATTTTACCGGTGAACTCGCTTTTCTGTGGGCGGGGTCTGCCCTTTGCAGCTTCCTCCATTCTCTGCAAAACTACCTGTGCGGTATTGAAGGTATCCATGTCGATTATGGCAGGATGCGTTTCCTCCGCGAAAAACTTCGGCAGCTCACCAGTGTTACGGCATTTCTTTTTTTCCAGATGATTATTTCGGTAGTGCTTTTGAAGCATGGCGTTGCCCGTATATTTTTCATTGCCGACTGTATCGCGGATACGTTGGGCGCACCATTTTCCGCCAAGCGCCCCCGACACGCCTCGGCTATTCAAATTTTTACTTATTGCTCCAAAGGTTTCTCCGGCAATAACGCGGGCAAATATCTCACGAACGATTGGTGCAGTTTCTGTATCAATCTCTATACCATTCTTCGATATGCGATATCCGAACAGAAACCGCCAGTTGAGCAGCTCACCGTTCTCAAAGCCTTTACGCACACGCCACTTTTGATTTTCGCTTGCTGACAGGCTTTCCTCTTGTGCATAGGATGCAAGAATGGTCAGCATCAGTTCGCCCTCCGCACTCAGCGTATGGATGTTCTGTTCCTCGAAAAAAACATCCACCTCCAAAGCTTTTAGTTCACGGACTGTTTCCAGCAGTGTTACCGTGTTCCGAGCAAAACGTGAGATGGACTTGGTCAGTATCAAATTCACTTTTCCAGCACGGCAGTCTGCGAGTAGATTTTGAAACCCGCTTCGACTGTCCTTTGTGCCGGTCAGCGCTTCGTCTGAATAAACGCCTGCATATAGCCACCCTGCGTGATTTTGTATTAAGCTACTGTAATAACTGATCTGTGAAGATAGCGAGTGAAGCATCGCGTCCTTACCAGTAGAAACACGTGCATAAGCGGCGACCTTTTTTGGCTGTTCCAATCGTGGCTTCTGCGGAATTTTTCTTATTGCTTTCGGCATTATATCACCTCCTCGACTTACACCATGTTTGCTCTAAAAGCAACATTTATCAAGTCAATTTCTCGATATATACTGCCGGTTTTAAGCCCATATTTCTCAGCTAACTTGTGCTCAATTGATACAATGTCATCTTTATCGATGATGCCATTTTTAAGCATGATTTGTGCTTGTACTATAGCGGATTGGTAGGCTTGGACTTTCTGAAAATCAATCATTCCCGCCACCATCCTTGTAACGAGCAACGATGTAACAGTGGTGAGAACAATACTTGCGCTCGCCTTTACGGCGCATATGCAGTTCTTTACCGCAGCAGACGCAGAACGCTGTGTACGGCATATCGGCTTTTGGATGCTTGTTCCACCATTTCATTCGGCAGGTGTCGGAGCAGAAGCGCCGATTGCTGCGCTTACTGATATCAATAAGTTTTCCGCATTCTGCACACCGAGTGGTTTCTTCCTTTGTAGTGACAACACTTTTTTGCCTGCGACAATAAGACTTTACCGTGTTTTCGGAAAGCCCAAGCTCCTGTGCTATCTTTATATATCCGATGCCGCACTGTCGCATGGTAGTGATTCGCTCTCTTTGCTCATTTGTCATGAGATTGTCCTCCAGTCCGAGAACTCTTGTCCTCACTACCCACTGGAAAAAAAGAAGCCTTTCGTACAAAAAAGAGCAAAAAAATAATGCCTACCAGAGAGATATTCTCCAGTAGGCATCATTACGTATATGTTTATTCGCTGTACTTGATGAAGGCATCTGTAAAGCCAGCCGCCTTAAGCTTGGCAAGCAAGGCGTCTGCGTTTGTCTTGACGGTGTACGCACCGACCTGCACACGGTAGTATTTTTTCGGTGCAGTAGGTGTGACGGGAGCGGGTACTTCCGTTGCCGCAAGCCTGGCTTTTACATCAGCACGAAAAGTATCCATGCTCTTGCCGTGCCTTGGGAACCAATTTTTAGGATCGCCATGATTTGAAGCGATACCTTTCTGATACCCCTCGTAATGCCCGATTATATCTTTCTCTGCCAGCCCATACTGTTTACAAAGATAGACGCAAAGTTCCACGGCTTCCTTGTATACGGCAGAAAAATATGAGGTATCGGTCAGACCATCCTCGCAGATTTCAAAGCCAATATGTGTATCGTTAGCAAAACCTCCGGCGTGCCAGCCCCGGTGATTCCAGGGAAGAGTCTGATAGGTTGCGATACTGCCATCTGCCAGTTTGCCAATAAAGGCATGTACACAGACCTGTCGCCCATCCGGCTTATCCTGATTCCAATGGTTGTTATACTGGTTCTTGCCCAGCAGACCGTCATCTGGACCCACATAGCGTTTGAGGTTTGGGTTATTTGCCCCTGTTGAATGCACCATGATGCCCTTAGGAGTGATAGTTCGGCCAGCTTTGTAGCAAGCATTGTTGGTTAAAATGAGTTTATGAAGGTTCATTTCGTTTCGCCGTCCTTTCCATGAAGCTGTGCCAGCACATCTCTTAACTTTTCAGGCACAGGTAGCCCAATAGCCGTGGCATTCTCAACAAGAGAAATACCCTCATTAGCAATGTAGAAGAAGATAATCGCTGTACGAAGTGGTGCTCCTGTGCCTCCGAGCAGGTAAGTGTCAATGAGATGACCAATGCCGACCACAAGAAATAGCGCTACCTTCTTGGCGATACCCTGTGCTCCGATCCGGCTGGAAAGTTTCTTTTCCACAATTGCACGAAGCACACCTGTGATGTAGTCGACAACTACAAAGGCGATGAGTGCGTAAAGGAAACCGTCCAATCCGCCTAAGTACCAGCCAAGGGTTCCTCCAATGGCTGTAAACACAACCTGAATCCAATTCCAAATCTCTTTCATTTTTGTTTTCCTCCTGTTTTATTGCATAAAAAACACCTGCTAAAATAAGCAGGCGCTAATGCTGATATGAATGGTCATTTTTAACTCAGTTTCGGGAGTGCCTCCCAAAGCCGCAAGTCTTCCTGACCGAGTGACCATAAGGCAAACCCACGCAAACCCCATCGGTATGCCGCTTCATTTGCCCAGTAGACGATCGAATCTACATCTTGGTAGTAGACGATACCAAAACCATCCCCATCGCCGAGGAATATCCTCGAGCACCAGACGTTGATATCGCGCGGTGTGAATTTTGCAGTATAGTCAGCGTTGCAGGGAATGTATAGCATCGCTGAATGCACGAAGTCGTAGTCCATCGAGATATCCTCACTTCGGGTAGAGGATTCCTCCACGTCTGAAGACAGCGTGAATACCTCGAATTCACTGTCCCATGTCACGTTACTCCGGGCGATCCTGCCGTAAGTTTCGGTAGTACCGTTTGGCATCGTCACATCAAAGGCTTCATACGGTTCGTAAGTCCAGGCATCGCCTAAACGCAGAAGTTCACACTTGATTTCATTGTCCGACCGAATGCCACAATAACCGCTTGTCGGTGATACCGTGGCTGTGAAGCGGAGGGTGTTGCTGTTTCCGGAATAAACCCTCACGCGGTTGCCGCGTTTCCTCATTTCGATGAGATACATATTGGGGTTTGTGCGTATATCGGAGGCGGGTGTTTTAGAGTAAGCTGAACCATAACTGCCGAGCAAAACAGATCCTTGATAGAGTTCCACTTGCTGCGTGTTAATGTTGATACAACAGAAGATGTCACCGATAAATACCCCAGCACGCCCACTTCCGTTATGAGGGAAAGCAAGCCGAGCTCGAAGATGAACATCAGAGAAACTGTCATATCTCCAGGCAAGCTGTCCACTACCTTCCAGCTGTGAGTAAACCCTGCCGATTGCATATTCATCGCTTCGCCAGACTGCCCAATTGCCTGAAAGCGTAGTCCAGTAAGTGCTTTGTAGTGTGATGGGGTCCCGGAAGTCCTCATACCACACCAGAGCCGAGTCGGGTTTTCTTCGAAGAATCTCGGTGGTCAGCTTGAAGCCTTTGTCCGGAACAGCCATACTTCCATCTATGTCCTTGAAACTGCGAGGTGAGAGTTCAAATGTAGCTGAACCCGCTGAGGGCCGTTCTGAAAACGATGAGCAAAGACGAAAGCCATATAACTGTGCGCCAACCACACCGCCGTCAACGGTGATGGTGTGTTCTCCTGCTGACAAGCTGCGCCCTTTGGCAAGAGCCACCCAGAAGGTGCTTCTCCAATATGGCCACCATAGGCGGCTTTCGTAGAATCCAACCGTGGACCCATCAAGTGAGATGTTGATACCGTTCTTATCCCAGTACGGAAAGCAGATACGGACGGCAACATCATAAACTCCCGATTGCGGAAGGGTAAAATCGTAGGTCGCTGTACCCGTTTCTGATGAGAGCGTAATCATTCCGTTGCCAATAACCACACCCTCTGTATAACTATCCGGCACACCGTCCCGGTCAATATAGATTATGCCAAACTCCGCCTTTTGTGTTTTTCCGTAGCAAGTTAAGTATCGTCGACGGTTGTAGGTTTCCCCGATGATAGGGGCTTCTCGGCTGGTTGCATCGCCACCCTCAGCATAATCGTATACCTGAGGGAGCATATACGGTACCTGATCGTAATCGTCCCAGTAGGCAAGCCACGGTATCATCGGCTGCGGAGGAGCATTACCCGTGAAGTTATACCCGCCCTCCGCCCATATTTTAGCGGCATAGTAGGTAAGCGACACGCCACGATATGTCTTGCCGAGGTCTGCAGGGTTTGCATATATCTGCCACTCCCAACCGTAACCAGGCAAACCCATATAGATCTTTTGCAGATTCATTACTCTGGCGGCATAATCATACACGCCGACAAGCCAGTCCCGCGGAGAGACAGGACCCGGTGCACTGCCAGCCCAAGCCATACCGTAGGACATAATCGCTGCCGTGTCGCAGTACGCATCGAGATCGGCATAGACACACCAGTTCTCACCGCCGACAGAGCCTTGGACGCCAGTCATACCGGGCAAACAGATATTGACCAGTTTGGCGGGATTGTACGCTTTGACGGTTTGGTATATATCACGAAAGAGAATATTCGCTGCGTCCTTGTTCTCGTATCCGCCGCCGCGCTCCAAGTCGATATCCACACCAGTGCACCACGGGTATTTCTGCATGATCCGCACTAATTCAGATAGAAACTTAGTCTTTGCACCATTTTCGTTATTCCGCAGAGCAGTGAATATAGAAGCTGTTCCGTGATTCATCACGGTAAGAAACCAACGCACTTTGGGCCATTTATTGATGTATGGCATCATGCTGGATATCGGTGTACCTGTTTCGGTTATCGTTCCTGATATGTCCACCTCAAAGGTGAAAATGCCGACGGCTTCAAAACGGTCTCCGTAATTATTCAAGGCTTGGTGCATTCGGGTGTTGCCCATGAATGACCATACCATGCATTTCTTTCCCCTAAGATAATCCCTGCTCATAAGCGCGGATCTCCTTCCATCATTTCTACATATTCAAGGTAGACCCTCGCCGATTTTCCGCTTTCCAGCTTAATCTGATGCTTACTGTCATAAGCTGCGGTATATTGGTAAAATCCCTCCTTGGATGTGGGACTGCCATTTCGCAGACATTCCCTTGCCACAGCTTTTAAGGCAAATTCATCACCCGCATTCACCGCCGATGTAAATTTGCACTTATGCGAACCCATGCCCTGTGAAATTTCAATGCTTCCCGCCAACATTGGCTGTTTCGGATAGATATATAAATCAAGACCCGCTGAGGTTTCTCCAGTATTAAAAAGGACAAGAGTCGCACTGCCACGCACCACGGCATTTTGGTAGCGAGGAGTATTTCCGCTATTTCGGAGCATAACGCTGTTGTGGGGCGTATAGCCTGTTAGTTTGTCGCCTTCTTGAAGTTGAAGGTCGGTATAGTAAATCTCGCCAGTACAGTCGGCTATGAGTGGTCGGATGGTTACGCTAACGATTCGTTTGTCCTGTTTGAGTTTTATTACCTCTGCAAATCGGATGAAGTTGTTAATGACCATAAGTACCACCTACCCATCGAGAGTCCATTGAATTTCACAGACATGGCCGACCCAGCCCGTTGCAACGACACCTGCTTGAAGCATTAGATCGGTGAAAAATACTTCTCCCGTGCAATTCTGTATAACGAGTCGAATGGTGATGGAACGCAGCCTGCCATAACCTTTGGGGGATGCATCCCGCGCCACTTGTTGAAAAGATACCATGCAAATTCACCGTCCTCTCAATACAAATCAATAAATCGTGTTTCGGTTGTCCCGTCCTCGTATTCAAATACTAGCTCGATACCGACCTGTCCGTTCGTTCCCTTGCTTAGGTTATTCGATCCTATTTGCGCCGATATGGTGTAGTTGCGTCTTGATGCCGGATAAACTGTTTGGGCCATACTTTTGGTCATATTCGCTACGCCAACTGCCTTAAAGGAAGCTGTACCAGATACACCGTTTTCAGTATCCACTTCAAAACCGCTATTTTGCCAATAAGCGAAGCCGTCATCGGCTCGGGAATTTCGCAGATGGTTGAAGGGTACCATATCCTTTATTTCCTGCCCAATGAGGTTGCTTTGGTCGAACTGGTCAGCAATCGTCGAGGAGGAAGAGTCGCCCAGTTCTCTAAGTTTCGTGGAGAGTTCCAGTACGGTTTTCCATGGCTCTTGAAGATTGTACTGGCGGCGTACAATTCGTGTTTTAATGGTCAGATTCAAATCTCTGTCATCAACGGTTACAATGTCACCTAAATCCCATCGCTCATGCTCATAGCCCGTCAGCACGGACAAATCCATCGCCGATAGGACATAGGATACGCGGGGCTTTGCATATTCGGCAAGCCGCATATTGGTAAATTCAAGCATCTGATAGGGGTTTGTAAAATTAGAACAGTCAAGGGTAGCTACCCGCACCTCGCTTGAATAGCTGAAGTCTTCCACGTAGTCCTTGCCACCATTGATTGCAGCGAACGTCATGCCGTCCTTACCAATAGCATAGAGCCTCGTGACAAGGGATCGGGTATCAACTACACGCTTAATCCCGGTCAGGTTTTTACGGTAGGCAAAGAGTGCCCCACTGTCTGTTCCGCTGAATGTCAGCAAATCCACACGTCTGTCCCGACTGTGGAATACCAAATCGCCGCCATGGATGTTCTGTACCATTCGAAGTATGGAGAGTGCGTTTTTTTCTTGGCAGGTCCATGTTCTCAGGGTGGTTACATTTACTGTACCGACTTCCCAGCCTGTACCTTCAAGTGCAAATGCCATCGGGACAGCGGGCAGGTCAGCGTTAAATTCAACTGGTTGTTTCTCTGCAGAAAAAGTTAGGTCATAGAATGCCGCTTCCGCATAGACCGTTGTGAGTATACTGTTGCCATCCGAGCCTTTTTCATCAGTCATTGTCCGAATACGATAAACATCCTCAGCAATTTGTACCTGCTTCTCGTTGTCGAGCATTATGCGCTTCGGGTCACTGTATGGCAACTTGAATTCCAAGGTGTCCGCTCCGTTGATCTCGCCCGTAACTATGATGTCATAAGCATTCTCCAGAACCGTTTCCCACGCTCCGTTCTCATCCAAAATAACAGGGCGGGCAAACCCCAGTTTCTCATACGGAGATTTGGGGATATCATGAAGCGTTATATCGAGTAGCTTTGGTGTAACCGTTGTATCGCTGGTGGTGAGCGTTACCCTGTAGCGGATATATGAACGATTCGGCGAGGTCAGTTCGCCGTTTGTGCCAACTGCCTGCCATGCCGACCAGTTCTGCAGATCATCTGAGGTTGATGTTTCTATCAGTGAAATGGATGTGACACCCGCGGTGTATTCACTTGTTGCAGATACTCGACCGCTCCCGGCAAGGCTGCATTCGGTGGCAATAGTCGTCAGCTGGCCGCTTTCGGGGTAGAGATTACCAATTCCCTTACGTAGGGTGACACCCCCCGGCTCAGTTAACGCATCCACGTCACCCGAAGTGTCTCCTCCATTTGCAAGCATTGCTTGACGGAAGTAGTGAATCAAGTCATCAATAGTTAAATTGCTGTCTGTTTCAAAGAACCACTCATCCAAGCCGCCTGCGTAGTAATACTGGTTTGCGTGCATTCCCATAACGATATCCGCTACACAGGATGGATTCAATGTACCAGTAAATGTTCGCAAAGGGGCTGTCCAAACTACACCGTCGGCACGATTACACAGAACTATCTGAGATGTTTTTTCCGTCACATTTATGATCGCAGAGAGAAAATACCAACCACCATTGACCATGTTGAATCCAGGTGTTTCGGTTTGGTCAAGGATAAGCGTTCCTGATGAATTATAGAGCATCATTCGCGGCCGCCCTTGATAGAGGGAGATATAAAAAATAGGCTGACCGGGTCCTTGCCTTGTATTGAAAAGCGGAATGTAGTTCTGCCCTACAGAATAGGTGGTCGGGTTAATCCAACCGCCGACGGCAATTTTCTCACCGAGATCAGAAAAGAACGTACCGTCGTTGGTGGCGACAAGGTGCGTTTTTTCTGTGGTCGGATTGTTGATGTTCATTCGGAAATACCGCCCAAATCTGCCGTTTGGTAAAGAAGCGGTTGTGCCGCTCCATCCAGAGACAGTAAAATGCCGTCCGTTGGCGGAAGAGTCTGCAAGGCGAGTATTACTATCCGGCGTGGATTCGTTGAAACGCCAGAGTGCTGATGTTTTTACGGTTGCAGGAATCTCGCCCGTAAAGTCTGTTTGAGAAGTCAATATGGATTTTACCGCCATGTCCTCACCTCCAACGGCTCTTCGCCTGTATTTGCAGTTCTGTAAATGTCGCACCGATTGCCGTAATGGTTATGATGTTCGTTCCTTTGCGGAGAATTGGAAAATTCAACTCTTGAAGCAGAGGCAGACCATTACGGAGCGTTTCGCCAGTTCTGTCTACCACCTTGGCAGTAACTAATCCGCTGTCGATGACGAGGGTTTCTCCGGCAGCCAAAGGCCCGACAATGCGAAGTTCTTCGTCATTTGTTTTCAACGACACATAGGTTGATGACCCTGACGGAATGATGCCTTTCAAAAGGAAAACAGGCAATGAGTCTGTATTGCCTTTACTCCTCGTGACTGTATTTGCACCCTCTTGGGTTAGTGTAAAACTCTCGTCTGTCAAAGCGTAAGCATGTGGGTCGGGACAGACGAAGTTCAAGTCAAATGCGCCTGCCGAGCGAATAAGTCGTTCACAGTTCACGGCATCCTGCAGTCTCGCTGTGAAATAGCGGTCGGGGACATCGTCAAACACAAGTTGTTTCAGCCCTTTTTTGGGATCTAACCACTCGGCAAGGCCGTCTAACACTCCAACCAGAGAAGCGAGATTGTGCAATGGAGCAATATTACAGCTCACAGTTATGACCCGCTCTGCGCTATCACTGCCAAAGTCTGCCACACCCGGCTTTCCGGGTATGGAAACAAAGGAATTACGCAAGGGTGGCGAAGCCTGCCACGAGGTCAGACGAGCCTTGACGTTCATGCTTTGTGATGAAATTCCGTTGAAAATAAAGCCCATGCCAACACCTCCTTATGCCGGGCTAAACCGTCCCTGCGCCCGCGAGCCGGTCTGCATCAGGTTATAAAGTTCCTGTGATATTCTTCGGATGTCATCCTCGCTGCGAACAATCATCTGCTGTATGTTGATGAGCGAAGGCATACCTGATACCGCCAAGCCGCCATGACTTCCTGTCACATCACCCATATTTATGCCAGGCGTATCAAAAGAGGTGGGGATAGCGTTCTGCATATCTTCTGCGACTTCATCCATCGCCCGTTCGAAGCCTACACCGATACCTTGACCCATGTTCTCGCCAAGTCCGGCAAATAAGGTAGATGGAGAATGGATACCGAAGAAGTTTTTGATGCCGTCGACGATCCCTCCGAAGAAACCGGAGATTTTACCCCAAATCCAATCGGCGACATTTGAAATACCCTGCCACAGCCCCTTGATAAGGTCGCTGCCGACTTGCACGATTTTACCGATGTTACCGGTAAAGCCTTTCACGATAGCCGTAATAATCTGAGGTATCGCTTTTACGATTTCCACGATGATGGTTGGCAGGTTCTTTATCAACGCCACGAACAGCTGAATGCCCGCACCCACAAGCTGTGGGATGCTCCCGATAATCGCCGTAATAAGCGACGAGATGATTTGTGGTATCGCCGCCACGATAGCTGTTATTATCTGCGGTAGATTTTGAACCAACGATACTAACAGCTGAATCCCTGCGTCAATAAGCTGTGGAATAGATCCGAGGATTGCTGTAATTAAACCCTCGATAATTTGTGGTATTGCCGCCACAATTGCTGTGATGATTTCAGGCAAGGCATCTACTAAAGACACGAGAAGTTGAATTCCAGCATCAATAATTTGCGGAATAGCCCCAATGATAAAATCTACAATGCCGAGGATAATTGCTGGCAGAGCAGCGATCAATTGAGGTAGTGCATCCAGGATGCCCTGTGCTAATCCGAGAATCAGTTGAAGGGCGGCATCAAGTATCATAGGCAGGCTTTCCACCAAGCCTTGAACGATTGTGATCACAGCGTTCACTGCTGCCGGTATCAACTGTGGAAGTGCATCGGCGATGCCTGTAACGAGAGTGGCCACTAATTGAACCGCTGCATCAATAAGTAATGGAAGGTTATCAATCAGCGCACCCACAATGGTCATAACGGCATCCACGGCGGCGGGGATGAGTTCGGGCAAAAGCGTCAAAATCGTTGTCAGCACCTGTGTGAAAAGATCGACTACCGTAGAGAGCAGAGTCGGAAGCAAATCACCGATTGCCTGTAGTATCCCGTCGAGGGCAGGCGGCAATGCCCTTACTATATTCTCAATAACTGGAACAATGTTTTTCACGACGTTCTGGAACGCTTCGACCACATTACCAATCAAAAGTCCGACATCAGCATTGGCATTACCCAAACCTGCCATCAAGTTTCCTATAGCTGATTGCATCCCCGCCATAGAGCCAGCTATTGTTTCCGTGGCTTCCAAAGCAGTCGTTCCTGTGATTCCCATTTCGGTCTGAATGACATGGATCGCTTCCGTCAAATCGGAAAATGAAGAGAGGTCGTATTTAATGCCGGATATTTTTTCGGCATCAGCCAAGAGTCGCTCCATTTCAGATTTTGTGCCGCCATATCCCAGCTTCAGATTGTCGAGCATCGTATAGTTTTGCTTGGCAAAACCCTGATAGGCCGTCTGAATAGCTGACAGATCCGTCCCCATTTTATTGGCATTATCCGCCATATCAGTAATCGCCATGTCCGCAACCTGCGCCGCTTTTGCAGTATCACCGCCGAGAGACTGGATAAGACTTGCCGAAAAGCCCGTGACAGTTTCCATATATTCGTTGGCGGACATACCGGCGGTCTTGAAAGCATTTTCAGCATACTTCTGAACAGACTGCGACGCTTCACCAAAGAGTGTATCAACACCGCCGACCAGTTGTTCGTAGTCGGCATAGGCGGATATGACTTCTTTGCCAAGTTTAATGGCAGCGGCTCCGGCAGCCACAGCCACAGCGCCCATTGCCACACCAATGCCTTTGAGGATGCCGCCCAGTTTCTCGAACTTTCCACCAGACTTTTCGGCGCTGTCACCAGCGTCCTCAAGTTCCTCACCAAGGTCATCGGCTTCTTCCACGGATTCTTCTAATTCACGCTCCATGTTGTTAAGTTCTGCGTTGGCATTATTGAGGGCAATCTGCCAGTTTTGAGTGCGGCGATCATTTTCACCAAAGCTTTCGGATGCATTTCGAAGAGCGGCTTCAAGGGTGGAGATTTTCTCCTTCTGGGCATCGATTGCTTTATTAAGGACTTCGTTACGGGCAGCAGTAGCCGCTATGGATTTGTCCTGTTTGTCGAATTCGCTCGTTACCAATTTCATTTCGCTACCGAGCACTTTGAATGACTGGTTTATATCACGCAATGCGTTTTTAAATTCCTTTTCGCCCTCGACGCCTATTTTTAATCCAAAATTGTCAGCCACTTAAAACACCTCCCTCCGTAAAAAATCAGATGCCATCAGGGATGACATCTTCAATAAACAGTTCGCGCTTTGGCTTGACCATTCCGAGGAACTGGCGATGGCATTCCCACAGGTCCAGCAATTGTCCAATTGGGGTAAGCCACGTTTCCTCTTCGGAGCGATTCAGATGAACCGTACCGTAATATAAAAGTCGGGTAAACAACTCATCGTCGCTTACCCGACCTCGGCGTTTTTTGACTCACTATCCTCGCTTTCGATGTTACGAGCCGTTCCTTTAAACATCGCCTCAGTAATTGCCGACTTATATACCGCCAGTTCAAGTGGCGAGGTGAGCAATTCCACTTCTTCCTCGGTCAGCAAATCTTTTGGTTTTTCCTTGTTTCGCAGGTTGTGGATGAGGATGGACTGGTTGGCAAGGAGCGTAATCAGCCAAATAATCTCATCCAGAGCCATCTCGAAGTTTTCTGACCTCATTAACTTCTCTCCCAAGTTGTCCAGCCCGCCGTATCGTTTGGCGATTTCCTTTGTAGCGCGAGTGGACAAAATCAGTTCATATTCTTTGTCACCGATTTTGATGACGGCGCTTCGTTCGTTATCCATGCATTAAACCTCCAAATCTGTTTCAAATTCAGGTTCGTATACTTCCGTATACCAATCACTGGTCACAGCTGGTAGCACATCCACATCATCTTCGTTAACTTCAGCTTTCCATGGATGACGACCATTACCGTCCGGTTTATTACGACGGGAAACAGTGCCTTCAATACTTGGTGTTGAAAAGGTGATACTATCACCCTTGGTGGCAAGATTGGTGGACGGAATGCCGAACTTGACGCGGTAAAGCCAGAAGTAGCGATACTTACCATTCGCTTTTTTCGCTCGAAATCCAATAGCGACAGGCTCGCCACCATCCTCTGAAGCAGAGATAAGAACACCGTTTTCATCTGTGGTCGCTCCCGTCAGTTTTGCGGCGACGGTTTTACCAATGTCGTCCACACCAAGGGTCAGTTTGCCGTTCTTGAATTCCTTGATAATTTCGGCGGCACCGTCGTCCGCCCAAAGTGTCGCTTCTGCAAGTTCGATTGATAGTTCAGCTGAGATAGCCTTTGCCAGCATTACCGGAGCGCCGTAGGTTTCGTAACCCGTAGTAGGCGCTTCGGTGATTGGTGCGTAGTAGAGTTTATCAAGCCCAATTGTAGCCATGTTAAATTTCCTCCGTTTCGTATTCTTTCGCCACATCAATGGCGTAGTGGTGATAGCCGGTGTCATCCTCGTGTCCGATATACCGGCGGTCGGTAATAACAAAATCAGCCTGGAGGAGCATCCTCACAAGCTGATTCTTTCTTTGTAAATAGTTGTTTTTACTGAACATCGAGATCCTGACTTCGCTTACATCCGCCAGCGGCTTATTATCTCCGTAAACGACAAAGGTGTCAGTAAGCGGGGTCAGCACCAGGTATTCATCTGGAGGTACTCCGCTAAAGACGCCTGTTTCGACAGGGATATTTGCGGTTTCAAACAGTGTGTTTAGTTCAGATAATATGCTCATAACTTCTCAATCTCACTTTCCAGCTTATTGGTCATAGCCTCAATGCAAGCACCTTTTGATCTGCTTTTGGCAGGTTTCAGAAAAGGCTTCGGAGGCTGGCCATGCTTTCCGTATTCGAGGATGTTAGCAAGTTTGGCATTATTGCCGCCGTCAGAGCGCGGCTCTGCAAAGCCTATTTTCACGTTGAAATTACCATC